TATTGTCAACAATTGTTTTCCTTTTGATATGTTCAGAGATATTCTTTCTTATAAATGTTTAGAAAACGGAATCAAATTGGAATTCATAGATTCGGCATATACCTCGAAAACCTGCTCGCGATGCGGCTCGCAAGAGACGCTTCGAGAGACTCAATCGAGGTTTGAATGCACGTCTTGCGGCTTTCAATTGGATGCCGATCTAAACGCTTCTAGGAACATTCTATTCCGGTATACCGGAGAGAATGGCTCGCCAGTCGATCCGAGCCGGTTTTCCTTTGGGAAAGCCAAGCTGGTCCCTTTAGGGGGGCCAGTAGTTGACAAGTCGGCGGATACCTTCAGAGAAAACCACACCAATAACCAAACCCATTAAGAAATTGAACATATGACTCTCCTTATTTTTTTACCAAGTTTTGACCCATGACTTCATTGATGCCTTCCATTAGAAACTTAACAGTCATTGCAGACACCGTAGTACTGGTAGCATATACCGATCTCTTTAGTAGTTCCACAGTTTCTGGTAATTGATCTTTCCCTAAGAAGTCTACGATTTCTTGTTGCATTATTGGTATTTCTGCTAGAATCTTTTCTTTAACACGATCCATAACTTGAAGGAATCGTTCATCTTCTTCAAAGTTCTTTGGATCAATCTTTTCTTTCTTTGTAGGTTTGACAGTTTCTGTTGTATCTGGAGTAGTAAACGGAGAAGTGTAATCCTCAATGATTCTACCATTTGTATATATGGCACACTTTAGTTTCTCCCCTAGATCAACTGCCGCTAATGAATGTTCTGTAGAGAAACAATCAATTGTAGTAAATCCTCCATCGTGATTTATATTCACGTCTATTATTTTTTTGTCATTTTTACAAATGGATATGCACAAAAAATCATTTTTTACAGAACGTTTCACACTACAATCTGATAATTTGTGGGCTATGAATGAATTAACAGCAACCATCTTCTCACTCAAATTCATCACAAAAATCCTTTGTTTTGGAGAGGGTGGGAACTGCTTTCACAGTCCCCACCCATATCCTACCTCGTTCGTCGTCTTCCCTGCGGCTGTCGATATGATGTTTGTTGCTCTTGGGGTGCCTGACCCTGAGAGTATACCACAAACGGTTGCTGTGGTATAAGCTGAGGAGTTGTCTGAGAGGAAGTGTTGGATGTTTGTCTCCCATTTTTCAATAGAAGATAATTTAACATTCCAACACACCCAATCATCACTACAATAATGGATACAGCACCGACTATAATAATCGCCGTCATTGCATCCTGGGCCATCTCCTCGCTCGCTTCATTGGGGATGGCCAACGCACGAACCTGCTCCTGTTCTTCCGGAGTGAACACACCCCAGTATGTAACAGGAACCGTTGCGGAACAAAGAATGGAAAAGTAACAGAACCATTCTAATGTCCCACTAAAATGCCTATCCTTTGTTGCCCGCCTTTTGTAACCCATTACAAGGGTTACAATTGCTCCACATGACACAAAAAGCGCCATAAGGAGCAGCATCATCGTAATCATAGTTGCTTTCCTTTCGGTTGAACTACTCACACAGTAGTTAATATATATAGAAAGGAATGTTAGCAATATGGGGGAATTTTGATATAGTCAATCATTGGGTTATGTTCAATCTTCTCAATTAAGTCTTCCATTAAATCTACTGATAATTCAAGTTCTTTTCTAAAGTCTTCTCTATCTTGGATAATGCAATTCAACTTACTCAATCCTCCTACAGGATCAACACAAACAAGATCAGTTAACAACCTAAACATTTTGAATTGATCTCTAATATCAAAGATAGTATTCATTTGTTCAATGTGCTCTGGTTTTATTTCCTTTGTGTAAGATTCTACAAGAGCAATTATCTGAAGATTGTATGCAGCAATTTTCTCCACTTCTCTATACTTTTCTAACAATCGATTTAATACCTTAACATTGTCATCATATACTGTTGGTGGGGTATTATGCTTGGCTAGAAGTTTTTCCCATTTCTGTTTAAGTGGATCATTGCTATCTGATATAGTTGTAGTTACGTGATTTACATTATCCATTTCTCATCTCCTCATGAATAAATTGTACACTTTAGCATTTGTTCGTTTCAATAAAGAAAACATCAAACAGTGAGGGCATCAATGGATAGCACTTCTTTAGCCTATAACTTTCCTTTATACTATCAGGCAATGTATTCAGGTGGTGGATTAGCAGACTTTGAACCGGGAATCTCCCAGATAGATGAAGGTACTGTTTATCAAGATCTTACCCTAGCTGAATATACAGTTGCCCATAAACTTCGAATGGAAATGAAATCCCTCGTCAATGGTGTTCAAACCTTTCTGAGCCAACGAAATGATTGTAAAAATGAAATAAATGAAGAGCTATCTAATTATCAAGATACCTCAAGCATAGAAGATCCAAATCTATTTGATAACCTATTAACATTCCTAGTAAGTAACTCAGAAGAATTTGTTATTCAATTGGGAGAAGGATTTTCTTTAACCCCTACCTATGTACACAATCTAAAGAAGACATATCTGTCCAGTACAACCCTACAAAATAATGTATTGTTCAGGGATATGCTAGATCTTAATAATCCGGATGAGGATTTATATAGAACAGTTACATTAACACCAAAGTTTATTGCCATGATGCACACGTCATTATTAGGAGGAGTCATTGAAAAGCTATCTGCCAACTTTAAAGGTAGTGAATTTGTAATTGCTTTCAATCTTTGTATTCTCCAATGTAATGCCCAAGCTTTTGGATTGGCTGATAAACTTGTATCCATAGCATCCCTAGCTGAATATCTATCTGAAAATTGCACCTATTGCCAAGAAGATGTCACACAGTTGCTAGAAGATTTGCAAACAGCATTAGATAACTTTGAACTATATACCAATACTGGCACAGTAAACTTTGATCCTGTTTGGAATGAATTAGAAGAATACCAAGTTGCCCGTATCAACAGAGTAAGACGCGCTGCAAATGTTATTATAGGTACATCACTTACAGAAATAGAATCAAAAATCAACTTGAACAAATTACTGATGTATAACGTGTGCTTCCCAGCAATTGAGAGGTAATGAATTATGCCAATAGGACATGGCGCAAAATGCCCGTTTCTGTCATATACGGATGACACAGGGTTTCCTGTAGATAGAGATTGTATAAGAGAATCTTGCGTGTTTTGGGATCAAACCGGCTGGCTAGATGATGGTGAAGGAAATGATATATATTGTAGATTGCTGGTAGATCAAATACTGACGGAGACACGCGATGCAGTAGAAGATACATACCTGACTGTGGCACACCTTCATAAACAACATCATCACCAACGGCCACATCATGCTGTTGACGAAGGACTAGACGGAGGAATGACTTTTGTGCCGAACTTCCAACCGTCTACATATTTAATGCAGGAATTTTTTTCAGGAGTTGATTGTGATGGGAACGGAAAAATCTACGGAGTGGACTTCGGTATTGAAAGAAATGATCGCCCACCAATGCTTGATTCAGTGGAAAGCGGTTCAAATTTTAAGTCCCCCAGGACAAAGATATCCTACAGTGATTATTCTGCCTTCCTGCGGTGGGGATGGCCTGAATTAGAGGAGTAGAAGATATGGCACGCCAGCAATCCCAGGTGGGAACTCCAACGGACCACGGTGGGGTTCTGATAAGTGGAGCTAGTACATGTATTGTTGAAGGATCTCCCCTCTCTCGTATTGGAGATGGGCACGCTTGCCCACTTCACGGCATGACGATTGTTGCTACGGGAAGTGGTAATACGATTACAGAACATTCTCCCAATTCTAGATTAATGGACGTATGCTCCTGTGGTGCTCCCGTGTTAATTCCTTGTGTAAAAACGTTTACAAATTAAGGATCTCTAAATGAAAGAATTGAAACTAACTCCGAAGCAAGTAGAAGCTGCTCTAGCGAGGGTCAATGAAAACATCAAACATTGGACCATCTGGAAAGATATCAAACATGATCTTAATCAAGGACAAATTACTGTAGACAATTCATAAGGAGTTAATAGTGTCCATTTCTTATCACCACTTTCCGGAATGTGATTACTGGTTCAATCATTATTGGTTGGAACGCGGAGAAATAACTGTTGATCACGTAAGTCTTCCAGAAACATCCAGTGAGTTTGATTCTACAAATGGAAACATGTTTGAACTATTGTTCTCTCAAGTATATGATTACAATGATAGCGTATTTGGATTTACAGAAGTTGCAATAACTACAATGAATCGGATGATACAAGATCGTCTTATGATCAAACGGTTCAAACCCAAATGCTATATATCAGATCCTGAAGGAGCAAATCTCGAGAACTTAACAGCAGAAGAATTAGCAATGATGGATCTTCTTCTACTCTATCGGGAAACCGAAGGAACAGATCTGACAAATGTATCATACGGAGAACTTGAATCCAAACTATCCAAATTGATTTATATCTACCTAGATGTAATGGTAAATAATGAGTATCGAAGTATTGATCTTTTAGATGCCCTTGTATCTACTGATAGAATTATAGAAAATATGTTTGAAATCTATGTAGTTAATGAATGCCATAAGAAACTTAAATTAGATACAGTTATTGTTGGTTCATTGGAAGAAAGATTGAAACCAGTTAGAAAACGATTTGATGTAGATGCCGCGATGCTAGTAAATAAATCGTTCCTTGTTACAGATCCTCTTCCTTATTCATTTGAGAATGTCTCTCTATATTATAATGGTAGATTAGTTAGCACATCTCTTTATACTCTTGAATATGATCCTCCTGCATATATGACATCCGTGATTGTTGTACTAAGTGATGATCTATATTATGCCGAAGGTGGAAAGTTTGTTATTGATTATTACACAAGAGCAGTATATACACCAACTACTCCAATTGTGAATATCATAGTTGATGAAGAAAATGAAATACATGATTATGAGGTTGTGGTAATTGAAGATGATGAAGAAGACTCAGGAGATGATGAATGATTATTCCACCAGTACCTGAGTTCCAAGACTTTTCTTCGGATAGTGTGCTGTACTATTTCAAACTGTGGGAACTCATAAAATATGAGAATAGCTATCCAGTAAAGACGACAGTACAACCTGCTGATTGGCCAGAGTCTCCTGAATACATACAAAGCAACGAAGATAATGCAGATTCTCTTACAATGCTTACATCCCTTATGGGTTTAGGACAAGATGAAAAGGATTTGGTTCTTGGTGAAAAGGAAATTGCTGAGGACTTTTTCACTACTGTAGTGGATCAAAGGCCGTTCTGGACTAATGATCATGTCCGTCTACGTAGAATGATTGTAGATTGGTACGCTGCTCAAAGAACACTTGTAACAAAAAGCAGACACGCAACAGACCCTTACTCTTTATCAGACGCTGAGCTAAATGACTTAATACTGGGATTTGGATTCCCTTATCCACATCAGATGACTAGAGAAGAGAAAGGTGTATTTGTACATAGCCTAATTGATTATTATCATCACAAAGGTACACCCGCAACCCTTGGACAAGTTTTGACATTCTTTGGAATGATTGATTTCGTCCTATCCGAATGGTGGTGCGCAAAGGACCCCAACGTAAACGCATTATATATGTATAGCAAGCCCGTGTGGCCCCGTGAGAAAGTGGGAGATCCTAACTACTCGTACACATACCAATATCTCCCCTTTGTCCTCTCAGATCCTTACTGGCATTATGATAAAGAAGATGGACCATATGCCGAGAATCTACTAACTGAATATAACCGTATTGGGGAAGATGGTGACTATCAAAACAAAATAACACTACCATCAATCACCCCATACCTTTCTTTGAATTCAACTATTTCATATGAATACGTTACACAAGAACTATCTGTACTAAATAGATCCTTACAGGAATCTTTTGAATGGTGGATTGAATATGTATTACACTATCAAGGAATTGTTTATCTCCTGCCGACAAATACCAGTACTCTTCAGTTTGGTGATACTGTCCGCTATGATCGTGATGTGTTTCATCCTGATAACAATAATACCGTGGTTAATCATCGGACTACAGATAATGTGTGGAATGGTACAAAATGGGTTGATCTCGATTGTACACTCCCTGATGATCTCCTTGCAAGAAATCCTCAATATGGTGATCAGACGCGATTTACTGAACCCGTTACTGTTACGCTAAACGCAGAACCATCTACTGAATACTCTTTACTACAAACTACTATCGCTGCCCAAATGCTACTAGGTGCAGAATACCTAATAGGTATTAAGAGATTCCCATTTGTACCAACAGAAGATGAAACGGCTGCCTCTGGTACGTTCTACGATACTACCGCAGAAATGATGGTTGTTGCTAATGAATACTACTTGACCCGAGGATTTGATAATACCCTAGGCGGTGGAATATATGATCCGGACCTTGCGGAACTATATACTGAACTTGCAATTGCTGAAAGAGAAAAACGTCCGGACACACCAATTATCGTTCGCGTGCTTGAAACTGAAAGTGATCATATATTTTCACCACTTATTGGAAGATGGATAGATCTAGGATACTACGTAGATTTCGCAGATGAATCAGGTAACTTGTCACTGGTACTTTATATACCAAATGAAGCAGCGGTAGGAACTTGGGGTGAAAACTCCCTATACTACGATGGAGCTTACGCACCGCTAGATCAAGCATACTTGGATACCTCTGGAAATATCGTACCCGGACTAAGAGATGATATAGATGATTCCACAATCAAATACGCTGAGATAAGAGAAGAATGGGATACATACTCGTTCCGTCCAAATGATATAATCACACCAATATCATTAGGAGATGAACAATCCCAAGTGTATTCAATGTGGCAACAAAGACAAGATAACTACTTAGGAAAAAGAAATGCTTTCTGGAGATATGATGATTCAACATCAGTATCTAGCCCTTACTGGACTCTTCCTAAAATGTTCCTTGAGGCAATGGCTCCCAAACTACATGATACCCTTGAGAATGACTTCTTCGTGTATGGACTAACATACTCTTACGATACAACCATACTCCATAAATTAAAAGAAAACCATCTGAGAGATCTCGGTTACTACCTTGCTGAAATTGGACTAACAAACCTAAAATCAATCTCTTACTTAATAGTAGGATTTGCATACTGGGAAATTATTAAGAAGGTAGTTGGATTTCTTAAACCATATAGAGCTAGATTCCGTGAACTAATGCTCTCATATAATATTGATGAGCCAATGGATGATGGTATTTACGTAGAAGATAATATGTTCCCAGGCGTTAATCAATTGGAATATGAATACGTTAATATCACTGAACTACCAATCCTAACTGCCGTAATGATGTTCGAAGAAAAGAACTACGGAAAAATCTTCGACGGCGAACTACGTGAATTAGATGAAATATTCTTACAGTCTATTAACATGAGATTTGATGAAATTATACAGATAGAAGAATCCATGCTAATGACTGAACATAGCCTTATCGTTAATGATGCAGGTCCATTTAATTTTGACGAGATTAGAGCAAGTGACGTAGGAGGGGTTGGTTCGGTTAACATAATAATTGATGAGTCATTCAATGTAAACTTCGAAGAAGGGGATAGATTCGATGCAAATATGTTTGATGACGGATACATTGAAGTTATAGATAGCACAGGATCGGACCTCGGTGAATGGGCAATTGATTTCTACAAAGGTCCCCAATATCTAGGTAATGAACTGGTGTGGAATCCCGAAACAAATATAGACTTCGGTGATCCACCACCATATGAACCAGGGATTATGGATATATCTGACTCGCTAATCTGGGATAGTACATCAGAAGCATTTATTGCTACGGTTGTTGGATTTAACGCATTCGTGGTTAACTGCGTGGCAATTGATGAATTTCTCGTCCCAGAATATTCAATTGATGGAACAATAAGATTCCGAATGGAAATTGGACGAGATTATAATCCAGCAGATTTCTTAGGCGGAACGATTAACTTCATAGACTCATTGGGAAACACAATGGATACTGTGGTTATGCCGGCTGGATATAACAAAATAGATATTACAGAGGATTATACAGATTTCGCATACATTAGCGTCAACTTTGCAACTTCTGGTGAAATGGATATACGTGGGATAAAAGCAATTGAACTTGTTGAAATCTAATCGTAACTGAACAAATAACTGTGAATGTCTCAAATAATTGAGAAAAACGAAGATAGGAGTTCTTGATATGAATACTAAAATACAAAGAAACAGAATCGTTATAAAGGATTCTGTAAAGAAACATGTGAGAGATAGATTCGGTTCGTTCGGCGCTCCAGGCGTAAATAAAGTGACAATTCACTCCCGTGATGTGAATACCGGACAAGTTAAACTGGAAGAAGAAACTCATAACCTGATCGTGTACCATGGAAGATCCTGGATGATGCAAAGAGCTTTTGGGCTAAACCTCGGCGCTCTAGGCGATCAAACTTACCCATACCCCTGGTACCATAACGATGACGCGGAGCCGATTGCTCTGCAACGCCTGAACTGGCATCAGATGTATATCAACTGGTTTGCGGTAGGACAAGGCGGATCGGTGTCTGGGAGTCCACTTACACCAGAGGCGGTAAAATCTTCGGAGTATGAGCTAATTGATCATGTGCCGATTGGATACTTAAATGTGAACCCTGTTGGTACTACGGCGAACTTGCGATATACACATCCGGCATCCTTCGGACGTGGCGCAAGGGAACGGGACTATCACGCCATGGACGCAACGTACCCCCAGTTCTTAGTCGATCCTGACATAGTCCCCGGTCTAGGTGGAACCGTAGACCCCGACTATGACAGTCTCGAAGTTTCTGATCATTTAACGGGTGAAATATTGTATGGGGGATATAAAGCTGATTCCTATCTACGTGCTCTTGTTCGAGTTACGCTGCAACCCGAAGAATGCAACGGAAATTCTTTCTACGACCCATCCCTTGGTGGAAATACATATAGGGATCTTAGTGAAGCTGGTTTATTTGTATCCCCTTCTCATATTCCAACTGGTGTTGGTGGGATAGATCATTTGTCTACACAAAACCAAGTTGAAATGCTGGCCAAAGTGAATTTTAGCGGAATTCGCAAGGATGATACGCGTGAGTTGGTGGTGACGTGGTACCTATATTTCTAGTAAAGTAATACAGTTAAAATTTGGCTCCTTGATTATAAATTGAGGAGCCATTTTTCCATCACTATTGAATAGGATAAACATATACGTAAACACCTATGTGACTAGCTATACAACCGAGGAGCTTCAAAAATGAAAAAGACACCGTTTTTAGTAAACCTCCGCCAAAACCAAATTGATCAGCTCAAGTCAATTTCCGAACAGGAACAAAAAACTCCATCTGAAATGATAAGAGAAGCAATCGATAAATATCTATTAGAGAAAATCAAATGAAATATGTTTGTCAAATCTGCAGTAGAGAATTTCCGAAGTTGGTCGGTTTAGTAACACATATTAGAAGAGCAGAACATTTAACTCCGTCTGAATATTATAACAAATTCATTAGGGCAGATGTATCAGAAGGATTTTGTGTAGTATGCGGAAAAGATACTACGTTTACTACATTAGAAAGAGGATACAAAAAACATTGTTCCAGTAAATGCGCGGCAAATGACCCAGACAAACAACTTAAAACCAAGAATACATGTTTAAAAAAATATGGAACAGAAAATCCGGCTCAAAATTCTGAAATAAAACAAAAACAAGCAGATACGTTACAACTAAGATATGGTGTACCTCATTATTCAAAGACTAACGAATTTAAAGATAAATGGAAAAAAACATGCCAAGAGAAATTCGGTGTAGACAATCCGAATCAATCTCCAGAGATAAGGGAAAAAAGCAAGAGGACGTGTATTGATAGATACGGTGTAGATAATGCCAATAAGCTTGATAGTGTCAAAAAACAAAAAACAGAAACTTGCATGAAAACTCATGGTGTATTGCATCCTATGCAATCTGAAGAAGTCAAAGCTAAAAGTCGAGAAACATCTTTGACGAAATACGGTACAGATCATCATATGAAGTCTCCTGAATTTCAAGCCAAATTCTCAGAAATTTGTATGAAGAATCATGGTGTTCCGTACATATTATTGTCGGAAGAAGTCCAAGAAAAAATAAAAAGAACCAATTTGATAAAATATGGATTTGAAGTTGCTTCACGAAATAAAGAAATACGGGATAGAATCAAAGAAACCAATTTGAAAAAATATGGAGCGGAATCGGTATTTCAAGTAGAAGCATATCAGCAACCAATATTGGAAGCTAAGAAACGAAATTTTGCTAAAAAACTATTTTACGGGGACAGATTAAATCAACTGATTCGCCCTAACTTTAAAGAAGAAGAGTTTACTGGATGTGAACCAGTATATTCTTGGATCTGTAATATGTGTGATACTGTTTTTGATGGGCATTTGCATGATGGATTGATACCCAAATGCCCCAAATGTCATCCAACTACTGTATCAAGAGGGGAAATGCAACTTAGAGAATTTATTCAATCTCTTGGATTAGAAGGAAATCAAAACAACCGGACAATTTTAGACGGTAAAGAAATAGATATTTGTATTCCTAATTACAAACTGACAATTGAATACAACGGTATATATTGGCATTCATCTGAAATTACAAGAATGTCCGATATATGGAAAACAAAATTTCTAGTAGAAAACGGATATAGGCACATTGTTGTGTGGGAAGACGATTTTAGTGATTGCTTTAGAAAGGATTTCAAATTAATTGAAGAACTTTGTACTTTTGCTATTGTCTGTACAGATCAAGAATATCTAAACAACATTGAATTTTTTACGACATTTACATTAGAAGAGATTGCTAATGTTAATATTAATTGGATACTTAACAAAGGAAATGGAGAATTAGAGAAACTTAAAAGGCCGTCTCGTCCCGTCTTCATCTCCGCGTCGTCATCATCTTTGGTGGAATCAATATGAGGGAGTGTCAGATCTGCGGTAGAGAATTTGAAACGCCTAAAAAATTTAGCAGCCATCTAAGATACGTTCACAAAATATCATCACATGAATATTATGATAAATATATGAAATTAGAAACTGATGGAACATGTCTATACTGTGGAAAAGAGACGACGTATGTGGATTTAATCATTGGCTACAAAAAATATTGTTCAACAACATGTTCTGCTCGTTCTCCTCTTGTACAAAAGAAAAAATCCGCTACATGCTTGAAAAACTTTGGTGTTGAATCTCCTCTTAGATCTCAAGCCGTTAAAGATGCATTTAAAGCAACGTGTTTAGAAAGGTTTGGATCAGAGAATCCATCTCAATCCCAAATGATACAAGAAAAAAAGAAAGAAACTTGTAGAAAGAATCACGGAACGGACTATCCTATGGAAAGTCAAGAAGTTAGAGATAAAAGCAAAAATACGTGTAATGAAAAATATGGTGTAGATAATATATTTCAAGTAGAAGAAATAAAAGATAGGGCAAAACAAACTTGGTTAAAGAACTATGGAACAGATAATCCATCAAATACACCACAAGTAAGATTAAAACGAGAACAGACATGTAAGGAAAGATATGGAGAGGCGCATTGGGCACAGTCTGATCAGATCAAAGAAATACATCGAAAAGAGTTTTATCAAAAATTATTTGATTCAGATCGTCTCAACTATAAATCTATCCCAAACTTTTCGTATGAAGAATATACTAATGTTATGCAACGTTATTCGTGGATATGTTCGGCGTGTAATACGATATTTGAAGATAGTATAGATTGCGGGCGTACACCGAAATGCCCTGTTTGTTTTCCAAGAACTAGGGGAGTATCTATAAGTGAAAAACTACTAGTAGAATTCATTAGAACATTTGATGTAGAAATCATTGAGAATGATAATATACTTTTAAACGGAAGAGAAATTGACATATACATCCCTTCTAAAAAGATATCAATTGAATATAATGGGTTGTATTGGCATTCATCTGAAATTATAAGAATGATTGATATATGGAAAACCAAAATAATGCTATCTAAAGGGTTTAGGCATATTGTAGTATGGGAGGATGACTTCCGAGAAGGATTTCAATTGAATTATGAACTGGTAACTGATCTATATACTTTGGCAGGGACATGCTCGGATGAAGACTATCTGAACAACATTGAATTCTTCACAACTTTTACAATAGATGAAATCCATAGCATGGATATCAATTGGAAAAAAATAAACGAAAATACAGAATTAGGAACTATGGTTCGTCCTCCTCGGACTCCTTTCATGTCTGGTTGTTAAAATTGTCTATCTGCTGTCTATAGAACTCTATCTCCTATAACAATTTCTAAAAACATCAAGTCAGACAGATACTACTACTAAAACAGAACTTCACATACTATCGGAAATCCTCGAAAATTACGATTTCTATCCGAGGACATACTTATGAATAGAAGCTCATAGTGAGTGATGAGTGTGTTTGTGATGGATTTCAATTGGAGGATTTCAAAATGTCGTATGTTTCGCCGGGCGTCTATAGTAAGGTGATCGATTTAAGTTTTTACGTAAGAAATGTCCCATCAACCATTGGTTTTATTGCAATTGTTTCGGAGAAAGGCCGAGACAACGAATTAGTGTTTACCAATGCAAAAGCGTTTTACGAAGAATTCGGACCCCCTAACATTAACTTTGGCGCACAGCCGTATGGCCAGGGTAAGTATGTTTGTGATTCATTCCTTAAGAATTCGGACTCCCTTTATGTCATCAGAGTAATGTCCGATAATTCAACCTATTCCTCTCTTGGCCTTTTGGGTGAAACCGATGGCAATTATGGTGTTGACTCAACGTCTACAGTATTCGCCATTCCTGTCACCAATCTGAATACCGAGAAGGAAATCGAAACCGTTGTATCTGACACGGGTTATTCGTTGCTTCCTGCTGGTTATAATACCGGTGACTACAATTGCGCTGTAATCTTTACTGGCCGCGGCCGTGGTGAATGGTATGATGGCTTCAAGATCTCCGTATCTCCTCATGCCAATACGGTTCGTGCTGCTGAAGGCTTCTATATGCTTGACATTTGGAAGAAGCAGATTGCTCAAGACTATGACAATGATTTGGGTCAGTGGGTAGATGCCTATGAAATCGCGCAGACGTTCGAAGTTAGTTTCAATCCGGCCAAGACGGATACTGCTGGTGAGTCAGCGTTCATTGAAGATGTTGTCAATAAGTATTTCAGTGAATTGGTTGTTTACTCGAATCGTGATCTCTGCCAAGAAATGGAAGATTCTGGAACCGATTGGTCCTTAGCGTTCTTAGATGGTGCTGTTCAACTTGGTGGTGGTAGTGGTGATCAGGATACGATCAATGGTGCGGATCAGTTGCTTGCTCAGGCTTACATTGGGCAGTTGTCCAGAGCCAAAGCAAACAAAGATGGTTATGATAGCACGATGTATGTAACCGAAGTGCTTGATACCGAAGACATCTATTTTACGATCGTTTTGGATGGTGGTTATTCGGCTAATGTTAAGCAGTCGATTTACACCCTTTGCAGAGATCTAAGAAAAGACTGTGTTGGTATTCTTGATAACGGTGATAGTAAGTCAGTTGATGAAGCTCTTAGAAACAGACGGTACACGCATACATATAATACGTATCACGTTGCGATGTACGAGTCTTATTCTCAGATCTATGACGTGTTTACTGGTAGAGACATTTGGATTACTCCTGTATACCATTTAGCCAGCATTATTCCTTATACGGATAATGTTGCTGAGTTGTGGTATGCTCCTGCTGGTTTCAATCGGGCAACTTTACCGGCTATTAAGAAACTTCGGTTTAGCCCACGGTTAAGTGAAAGAGAGTTGATGTATCTTGAGCAGCTTAACCCGATTGTGAAGTTCAATCCTGGTTATACTGTTTGGGGTCAGTTGACTTCTCAGAAGCGGCCAACGGCATTGCAAGATTTGAACATTACACGTTTGGTTCTTTATATTAAACGTGCGCTTGAACAATATTGCAAGTTCTTTGTTTTCGAAATGAATGATGCGGAAACGTGGACGGCTGTTAGAGATGGCATCGACAAGTTCTTGAAAGTTATCCAGGATAAGCGCGGGCTCTATGGCTTCTCGGTTAGTGTTGGAGCAACCGAATATGAAATAAAGGCGAAACAAATGCATGTAGACGTAACTTTGAACCCTACTAGAGTAGTGGAACAAATTTCTTTGAACTTCTTTATCATATAAACAATTGTAACTGAACAACTTACAGGTTCAATGGCTGCACTATAAAGCTATTGAACCTGTTTTTCACGTATATGCTTTGACACGCTCTTCCTTTGCTTGGATAAATAATAAACAGCAAGGGAGAATAAAATGTTTAAAAAATGCGAAATTTGTGGGTTCGAATCTATTAGTCCTAAATCATTATCACAACATATCAAGAATAATCATTCCGAATATTCGATAAAAGATTATTATGATAAATTTCTAAAAACGGAAGGAGAAGGAATATGCATTAGAGAGGGATGCTCTAAGCCTACAACATTTCAAAGTATCAAAAAAGGATATCTTAAATATTGTTGTCTTTCTTGCGGAAGTCTCAATACAATAGAAGATAAGAAAAAAACTTGTATTCATAAGTTTGGTGTTAATAATTCGTGGTTGATAGATTCCGCAGTGGAAAAAGCTAGAAGCACAAGAAAGAAAAATCGTGATGAGTTTTTAGAAAAGAAATTAAATGATAAAATTGCAACCATTAAAAAAGACAATAGATTGCAATGCCAAATATGTGGAGAAGAATTTGATACACCTGGAGGAATTGGAAGGCATATTTCAAGAACCCACAAGATTACAAGTGAGAATTATTATCGTACATATTTTTTACAAGATAATGAAGGACTTTGTAAAATTAGTGGGAATCCAACAACCTTTATAAATATTCAAGATGGTTTTCGCCCGTATTATAAAAGTGAAGCAGTTAAAGGTTCAGATAATCCTATTTTGGAAAAAGCGAAACACAATATAAGAGTTAAAACATTATTAACGATTGAGCGTGTTTGTATTGAGAAAAGTATAACAATCATAAATAAAGAAGAATTAATAAATGAGGATATGTCCTTATTGTCATATGATATACAGGCAAACTGTCAATTATGTGGAAACACTTATCATACGAATTGGATGAATCTTCGAGCAAATAATGAAAGATGGGGGCGGTGTCCAAAATGCTTTCCAAAAATCACAGCACATTCCCATGTTGAAAATGAGCTAGGAGAATTCATTAAATCCATTTATTCAAAAACTGTTTACAGTCCAGCACAGGGGTTAATCAAAAATGAAGCAACGGGGTGTGGGCTTGAATTGGATTTTTATATGCCAGATGTTCATGTTGCAGTTGAATTTGACGGACTGTACTGGCACAGCGAAGCGTGTAAAAAAGATAGAAATTATCATTTGAACAAGACAATACAATGTGAAAAACTCGGCATACAATTAATCCATGTTTTTGAAGATGAATGGATGTATAAACAAGAGATTGTCAAATCTCGAATTAGCCAACTACTTACTGTTAATAAGAGAACAATTCATGCAAGAAAATGTATAGTTAAAGAGATAGATGCATCTATTAAGAATAAATTTTTAGAGGAAAATCATATACAAGGAGGGGATGCGTCATCTATCAAATTGGGTGCATTTTTTGAAGATAATTTGGTTGCAGTAATGACATTTTCAAAGGGCAATCCATCTAAAGGTGGAAAGTCCATTCCCAAAGTATGGGAATTAAATAGATTTTGCTTAAAAATCGGAGAGCATATACCAGGAATTGCATCAAAATTATTAAAACATTTTCAAAAAAACTATGAGTGGATTCTTATTTATAGTTATGCTGATAGAAGATGGTCTATGGGTAAATTATACTATTCCCTAGGATTTGAAAAAGAACGCACAACACCGTCCCAGTATAGCTATGTCGATTTGCGTATAGGACAAAGATATCATAGGGCAAATTTCAGAAAGCGCCCGGATGAACCTAAAGATGTTCCTGAATGGAAACTTCGTATGGATGAGGGATATCTCCGTATATGGGATTGTGGACTTCTAAAGTTTTCCATGATCAACATCTGACGTGAAAAGCTGGGGTAGTACTGTAAGAAACTACCCCAGTTTTTCGTTCGACGTGAGTGTAAACCAGCAATCACCTAGTCAAGCGGAGGAGGCATGTCTGAGGGATCACCGTCTGGAGCCGTATTTGGTTTCAGGATCAGTTTCGTA